TGCGCGGCCCCGGTGTAGACGGATTCGACGTAGCCGCGCTTCCCGCTGACCGGGTTGGGCGGCGTCTCCGAGAAGCGGCGCAGCGCGTCGATCATGCGCTTGACCCGGTCGCCGTCGCGCCCGTGGTTCTCGACGACGGCCTTCGTCAGGTCGATCGTGCGCCGCTCGGTGCTGGCCGAGTAGTAGTCGCCGATCCGGTCGGTGTACCGGATGGCGGGCACGAAGTCGCCGACCTTGTCGTCGATCGCGAGGTAGACGCCGTCGTAGTACGAGCTGACGGTCTCCTGCCCCGGCTTGCCCTCGGGGTGCATGTTGCGGTAGGTCAGGATGTCGCCGCGGCGGATTTGGATGTCGTTCATGCTGTCTTCCTCGTTGTGGGTGATGGTGGTGTAGCCCGCGTCGTAGGTGCAGGCGGTGGAGCCGCGCAGGAGGTGAGCGAGCACCATGGTGTCGTTGAACGTTGACTTACCCGCGCGCATGCAGGGCAGATCGTAGTAGTGCATCCCTGTGTCTCCGAGCCGCCCTCCAGACGTACAGTAGGTCGCCTCCCGCCAGGACGAGGGGCGACGACGGGTGCCGGAGGGTGAAGTAGCGCCCTCTCCCAGGGTAGCTGAACTGGGAGGGGGTCAGCCGGTACTCCGTCCTGCCCGCGAGCAGGTGGAGCGGTGTCATCAGAGCAGCTCCTTGAAGGTCTCCGTCGCGGCCTTGGCCGCCTCGAGCCTCTCCGCGTTGCTGCCCTCGGTGTACGCGTAGACGCCGGAGAAGACGTCGGAGAGGGCGCGCTCCCTCCCCGACTGTGTCAGCTTCTCCACCGAGCGGACGATGCGGTCCACGTGACCCCAGTCGAGGTCCACGCTCAGCGGCTCAGGATCAGGGGCGTGCCCTGCTGCACGAACGTGCAGTTCTTGTTGCCGCAGACCTGGCCGAGCGTGTCGAGCTTGAGCTTCTCCATGTACTGGTCGCTCGACAGCCCGAGGCCCTCCTTGTAGGCCTGGTCGGCCTTGGCGCGCTTGGCCTCGGAGAGCGCGCGCTGCTCCTCCGCGACCACCGCCGACTTCAGCGTCAGCACGCGCTGCTGCTGCGCCGCCGTCGCGATGCGCTGGTTCTTCACGCTGTCCGGCGGGTTGGCCCGGCCGATCGTGAAGCGCACGAGGCGCACCGGGAACTTGGTGCGGGCGAGGTAGTCCTCGATGCGGCGCGAGACCTCGGCGTCGATGCTGGCCGCCGCGCTGGACGTGATCGCCGTCTCGTTCATGCCGTGCTTCTTGACGGCGTCGCGGATGTACGACAGCAGCTCGGTGCGGAGGTTGTTGTCGTACCAGCCGGTGCCGAACCGCTTGATCAGGCCGACCGAGTCCGTGACCTGGGTCACGACGGACGCGTCGAAGTCCAGCGGCACGCCGTCGCTGGTCATCAGGTCGTTCAGCTCGAACGTGTGCTGCTCGGGCTGCATGTTGACCGGGATGGCCTGGGTCGACCACGCGACCCACTCCGAGCCCTTGACGGGCTGGTCGTAGACGCCGCCGGAGCCGAAGAACACGGGCTTGGCGTTGAGCACCTTCTCCTCGTTCGCCTCGGTCGTGACGTTGGAGCAGGCCGACACGAGGGCGAGGGCCGCTGCTGCAATGATCTTCTTCATGCTCTGTTCTCCTCAAGCGCGCTCTGCGCGATGGTCTTGATAACTTGCCAGTTGGCGCTTTGCGCCGCGTTGGCGATGTCCCGGAGCGCCTGCTCCAGGGCACCCATCCTCTTGGCCTCCCGCTCCGTCACCGGCGGAGACCGGCGAGGAAGCGCTTGGCGTGGTTCAGCAGGCTGTCGCCCTTGACCACGTACGGCTGGTACGCCTCGACGACGCCGTGGTCCATCGCCGGGTAGTAGCCCTCGGGGTCTCCCGGCAACGGCAGGTTGTACAGCACCCAGCGGATTCGGGCCGCGGCGCCCCGGTGGGTGTTGTCCAGCGAGTGCCACCCGCCGCTGAACAGCCACGAGTAGAGGCGCTGCGCCTCCTTGTTCTCGAGCGTCTCGTCATTCATGAAGGCGTCCGCCGCGAAGGAGGCCCAGTCGACGGCCAGGTACTCGAACGCCGGCTCGCCCCATTCCTGGTCCTCCTGCTTCTCGATGAAGCGGGCGTTGAACGGCACGCCCGCGTCGATCGAGTGGCCGGCTGCGCAGGCGACCGTACCGCAGGGCCACTGGCTGTGCGGCTTCACCTGCTCCTCGGCGATCTTCTGGTTGTGGTACGTCGCCATGTTGAAGTGTTCGTACCACGTCGGCAGGCGCTCGAGGTGGCGGCAGAGCTTCCAGAGGTTGTCCAGGTTCCGCTTCGTGAGGAACGGGTAGTTCGTGTATCCCTTTACCATGTCAGGTAGTACCTTTCAGAGTGGTTGTTGCGGTATCAGCGGCGGAAGGACACCGAGGGCGGCGGCGAGTAGGCGCGCACCGGGGCGGTGTAGGTCGGCGCGGTGTACGCACGGGGAGCCGAGTAGGTCACCGTCGGGGGTGCCTTGTAGACGTACGAGCTGGTCGGCGCCTTGTAGGGAGCCGGAGCCTTGTACGTCGCGGCGGGTGCCTTGTAAGCTGCCGACGGCGCGGGCGCGCGGTAGGTGGCCACGGGGCGCGGGGTCGTCACCGGCGCGCGGTAGCCCCGGTAGTCCGGTCGGGGCTGGAGCGTCGGCTGGCCGCTGGCGGAGCGCCCGAGCAGGTAGCCGCCGAGGCCGTACAGCAGGTAGTCGTTGTCGGAGCCGCCCGCCTCGACGTAGGTGCGGCACTCGGTCGGGTCCTTGGCCTTCGCGCAGCCGTCCTCCTGGGCCTGCGGGCTGCAGGCGACCAGCATGGACGCGGCGATGACGGATGCGTAGATTACTGCCTTCACGTAGGTTCTCCTCTTGAATTCAGGCCAGCTCACGGCGAGCGACCCCTGTCATAACGAACTCAGACCTCGCCTCCAGCACGTAGAAGGAGGTCCCTGGGTGCAGCTTGGCCAGCCGGGTGGCCTCCGTCTCCGCCTTCATGGAGTCCGCGTGGCGGACCCTGGGAGGGGGTCGGGAGGCGTCGTCGGACATGACCATGAAGAAGCTCGACGGCTTGTCGCCCCTCGGGTACATCTTGCGCCTGATCGCATAGGCCATGGTCGCCGACGACGTCTCGACCTTGATCGTGGGCTCGAAGCCGTAGCCGACCTCAGTCGCGGTGAATTGGGTCGGGTGCTCCCTCACCAGGTCCTGGATCTTCGCCGCCGCACTCGGCCCCACGTGGGCCGTCTCCGTAAGCTGCACCCGCACGAGCGGCGATGTGCTGGGCCACGACCTGGAGTGTTCCGACGAACGCGTGCACACCTTGCATCTCCTTGAAAGCGATGTAGAGGTCCGGCTCGCGCTGCGGGACCGGGCCTAGGGAGCCGTCGACGGCGCCTGCCGCCTCCAGCTTGTGGAAGATGAGGGCGGGTCCCTCGGGCGTCAGTCCGGGCGACAGCAGCCACCCGCCGTCGCCCACTACGATGTGCATTCCCACTTGAGCACCTCCTCTGCTATTTGGGGAAAGGTCATCCCCAGCTTGTCGTTCATCTGCACCAGCTCGCACTCCTCGCGAAGCGTGACGTTAGCCTCTTGGAACCGGGTGGCCGTGGGTACCCACGTGTCCTCTCGGTACATGCACCACGTAGCGCCCAGAGTGTCGGCCAGGACGCCCGCCGCGCACATGCACGGGGGCTTCATGGTCTCGTTCATCGGGCCGGAGCCCATGCTGAACCTGCCCTGCTTGTACGCGCCGCTCCGGAGGTTGGCCACGAAGGCGTCCCTCACCAGCTGCTTCATACTCGTACTCCGCTAAAAATTTAGGGGGAAGGAGCAGTTTAACGTCGTGCTCGGGACGTGGGCGCTTACTGCGCCCGCTGGTGCTCTTCGCTGAGCTCTGCGTCCTCGGTCTCCCGCTCGTCCTCCTCCTCGGGCTCGCCGAACGCCGACTCGATCTTCTCCTCGAAGAAGCGCTCGGTCGGGGTGGCGGTGGCGACGAACGGGTCGAGCTCGCCGGGGACCTCGTCGAACTCACCCTTGTCCACGATGTAGATCGCGGCGTCGTCGGGCTGCTCCAGGACCTCGTCGGAGGTCTCGAGGATCACGATAGCGGAGTCGGGGTCGCAGACGCACAGCACCTTGTGCTTGTCGGCCAGGGTGTTGGCGATGTCGTCCGCCGAGGCGATGAGCTTGCCCTTGCTGGCGAGCCAGACCTGGTTCATGTTCGCGATCTTCATATTTCATTCCTCACTTGAGTTCAGAGTGGTGTAGTCTTGTCCGGTCTTGGTCGGACGTAGTCAGGGTCCCATGAGACCTCCTCTGTGGATATCATATAAGATGCTCAGTTCTCCGCGATCCACGCGCGGAGGGCCTGCTCGTTGATGTAGCCGATCTTGCGCGACATGTCGACGCCGCGCCTGTAGAGCACGACGGTCGGCAGCCCCCTGACGTCGTTCTTGAGCGCGGCCTCGGGGTTAGCCTCGACGTCCACGTGGCGGAACTCGTCCGGCAGCGCGTGCATCATGTCTCGCATGTCGGTCGAGGGCGGTGCCCAACCTGCCCAGAACAGGACCACGCCGTCCGTGGGCTCACCCTCCAGCGCGGTCAGCACGAAGGGATGCCTTCACGAATGACCTGGGCAATCTCCTTGAAGGTCTTGCCCTGGCTGTCGTTCAAGGTCGCCAAGTAGTTGGCTTGGTCTTCCGTTATGCCGAAGCGTTCCAGCACGGGAGGGGGCGGTATGCCGAGCATGCCCTCGTATTCGACGTAAAGCTCTTCGTCGACCTTCCACTTGCTCGGGTCGTAGAGCTCGCACGCCACGCCTAGGCAGCAGAAGTGTCCCGCACTGTCTTTCAGCGCGCCCTCGGCCTGCTCGAACTTGCCGCTCTCCAGCGCCTCGGCCCACCGCAGCCGCTCAGCGGCGGGGTCGCTCACTGGAGGAGCCTCGCCGGACCTGCTGTCCGTACGGCATCGAGAATTCCGGGGATGACGCTGTCCGGCGAGAGCCCGCCGTCGAGGACGACGTAGCTCTGCGGCGGAAGCGGCGAAATATCCACGACAGGGCCCGCTTTATCATGTATCTCTCCTTCCACGGAGCTGACGCGCAGCCCCGGCCTGTAGCCCGTGATCTGGACCTCCTGGACGGCCCCGAGCAGGGACACGCTGGCGTCCTCGTCGAAGCGTTCAAGCATGGCCTTGAGTTGTCTCACCTTCATGTCCGGTCCGTTTAAAAGGGAGCAGGCCCGAAGGCCCACTCCCGTGGTTGTGTCAGAGGCGCTCGCGGACCTCGCTGAGCGAGCCCTTGAGCGGGTGGTCGGAGGCGCGGATCGCCGCCTCGGCGACGCGGACGCGCTCGTCCTTGCCGGTGGTGCCGGGTACCAGAACGTTCATCACGTCCGCGAGGTCGGCGGCGGTGTTCTCCGGGTGGTCGCGCAGGTGGCGCGTCATGACGTCGACCGGGTCTTCGTCGGTCTTCGACGCGGGCGGCTCGCGGCGCTCCGGCTGCGGCGCGGGCGTGTCCTCCACGACGTCCTCGACCGTCTCGGGGACCTCGATCTCGTTCACTTCGATCTCGTCGGCCATTCGATTCACTCCTTCGTTGTGCACCCGAGGGCGCGGTTCACCCTGTCGCGGAGGGACTCGTAGGTCTCCTCCACGGCTAGGATCTCGTTGTAGGGCGAGGGGCCAAAGCAGATGACCGCCTCGCCCGCACGGTTGATGAGACGGCAGACCTTGAGCAGGTTCACCGTCTGCATCTCGCCGAACTTATCCTTGACTTCGATAAACATTAGAACACGATGTCCTTCGCGCTGACCTTCTGCCGAGTCGGCTCCGCGACCGGCAGAGCGTGCTCGACCTTGGGCTTCGACGGCACGGCGAAGATGTCGCCCACGTCGATCGGGGGAGGAGGCTTGTAGAGTTCCTTGTACCGGATCACCCAGCTCGGCGGCTCCCGCTTGCCCCACTCGTTGCCGGCGATCTTCTCCGACAGGTAGTAGTCCCGGTAGCCCTGCATCACGTTCTCGCGGTCCAGGGGCTCGTGCTTGTACTTGTCCGGGAAGCAGGCCTTCGGGCAGGTGTGGTTGAGCGTCACGAACTTGCCCAGCCAGTAGCGCATCGCGGGCACGATGACCCTCGCGCGCTCGAACTTGTCCTTGTTGCCGGGGTAGCGGAAGTCGTACTCGTCGACCATAGCCTTGAGGTGCTCCACCAGCCACCTCACGTTGCCGAGGCCCTCGCTGAGCCACAGGGCGGCGGGGTGGTTCTGGTGGGAGATGCCGGTCCAGGGCACGTCGGGCGGCACCTCCGCCATCGCGTCGGTCACCTCGGGGTCGAAGTCCGCCGCCTCGACCTCGGCCATCATGGCGGCGTGCTGTTCGTCGGTCATGAACGAGAGCTTGCCCCGGTCCATCGGGGTCCAGCGGCTAGCCCAGACGGACAGCAGCTGGCAGCTCTCGCTGATCATCTTGATGATGTGTCGGTTGTGGAGGGCCTGGGCCGCCTTCGCGGGGTCCAGGTCCACGTAGAATATGTTCATCAGCCCTCCTTGGGGCGTCGCTCCATGGTGTCGGTGACGAAGGTGCTGAACAGCCTCGCAGCCTCCTCGCCCATGTGAGCCATCACGTCGTTGTCGTAGCACATGGTGAAGGTCACCTTGCCCTCGAAGTCCACGGCCTCGAGGCGCATGGGTCCGGCCCGCATCTCGGCCACCACGTACATGCGGTTCTTGGTGTCCCTCGCGGCCGTCAGCTGGACCTGCGCCATCTTCGCCTGGACGATCTCCCGGTCCTGCTCGCTCATCTTGGCCAGCAGCGCGGTGTACTCGCTCACGACAGCGGCCTCACGTTGTTGGGGGAGTAGTCGCGGGAGTGGACGAAGCCAGCGTCCGTGTGGAAGCCCCAGTCCTTCTCCTTCGGCAGGGTGGCGAACAGGCTGACGCAGTCGGAGCTGGTCTCCACGATGGCGTGGACGGAGCCGCTCGACCGCACGACCACGTCGCCCGGCAGGCGGGTCGCGGTGCCGACCAGCACGTTGGTGCCGGCCTCGTACATGTTCTCGCGGTACCAGCCGTCGACCACGAGGGTGACGTTCGGCCACGGGTGGCAGTGCGGGTCGTCCGCGTCGCTGCGGGCGTACTCGTGCATGTACAGGTTCTCGAGCTCGCTCGGGATCATGCCCGCGTAGCCCAGCAGCTCGGCGGGGTCGTCGTACAGCGGAACCTGACCCTTGCGGGCCAGCATCCAGCGGTTGATGTAGGCGTTCCCGTTCCGCTCGATGCGCTGGTTGGGGTCACGGCTCATGCGCACGTGGAGCAGCGCCCCGCTGATCAGGTCGACCAGCGCGGGCGACACCGCTTGTTGGTACAGTCGGAAGTCGGTCATTCAGAGCCTCTTGAACTTGATTGCGTTGGGGTCCGGGTTGCTGATGATGGCCTTCGCCAGCTCCCGTACGTACTCGGGGTCCGCCCGCTGGAAGGGCGGCAGGCTGTCCGGGTCGGGGTGGTCTATGCGGTCCAGGGGGTTCTCGCCCAGGATCTGCTTCCGACGACGGGCCAGCGACTGGATCTTGGTGGACAGGTCGTAGTTGTCCAGGGTGGCGTTGCCCTCCCTGCGGAGCTTCTTCCGGGCGTCCACGATGCTGTCCGAGATCTCCCGGAGCTCGGCCATCTCCTCTTCGGTCAATGCTACCTCCTCTTGGTCAAAATAAAAGCCCCACGCTCGCTTACCTCAAGGGCTATGCGTACGTGGGGCTTCTACCGCGCGGCGTCGGGACGCGACTTTCGGGGACCGGACAGACCTGCGGCTGTCGTCGTTTGAGGGCGGTCAGCTACTACGACCCTCCCTTCGCGGCGCGTGGGGCAGTTTAACGTCAGTGCCTAGGACGTGTGCGGGTTACTCCGCCTCGGTGGTCGCGTCAGCGCCCTCGGCGGCCTTCGCCTCGCGCTCCGCTTTCTCGCGGGCCATGCGCTCGCGGTACTCCTGCAGGCCAGCCGCGGCCTGCGGCGAGACCTCGCGCTTCGGCTTGCCGGCCGCGTACGACTCGAGGACGCGGTCCTTGTTCTCGACGACGAACTGAGCCAGGCGCTCGTTGCCCTCGGCGACCTCGGTCAGCTGACGCAGCGCCTCGGCGGCCTTCTCCTCGTCGTTCATGCGCTTGACGGTCGGCCAGCGGAACGAGTCGCGAGCGGTCTCGATGTTGTCGAGGACGATGCGCGCCTTCTTGGTGTCGATCGCGCGACCCTCGGCTGCCGCCGCCGCGATCTCGGCGAACGCGACCTCGAGCTGCTTGGTCTCGGACTTCGACACGCGCTTGATGACGCCCGCCTCGAACGCGCTCTCGACGCTCTCCTGGTTGTCGAGCAGCCAGTCGATGATCTTGTCCTGGTTGTCGCCGGCCGCGATGAACGTCTTGAACGCGTCGACCTTCTTGGGGCGACGGAGGAAGTCCTGCGCCTCGGCCTTCGTCTCGAACTGACGGCCCTCGATGATGTAGACCTGCTTGATATCGGTGATGTCGGTCATGTGTCTTACACTCTTTCTCTGGATGTCGGGGCCGGTCTCGCCGACCCTTTCAGGGTTAATTTAACGGGCTCGTCGCCCCGTCAACCTGCCCAGTTCCTGGGTTAATTTAACGGGTTCGTCACGCGCGGTGACACGCGGCCTCCCCGGCCCGTCGGCGGGTTGGCCCGTTCTGGCACGCCTCAGCCCCGCTGGTGAGCGCCGCGGGGGTCGGGGTCACTCTCCCCCGCCCCGGCGACTCGGCGCGCTCTCCGCACCCTACGCGGGGGTGGCGGAAGACTTGGTGCGCTCGCGCTCCTCGTAGGAGGCGCGCTCTCGGGCCATCGCCCCCGAGCGCACGTAGCTCTGGTATTCGTACACGCGCTCGTGGCTGCCCCAGGCGCGTGCGGGGGCGAGCTCCCTTACGCAGGCGACCACCGTCTGGAACTTCTCGCGCTGTGCGCCGCTCATGGGAACGGAGGACAGCATGTCGAAGTCCCTGGCCAGCACGGCGTGGAGGAAGGTGTTGTCCTTCACCTCACCGTAGACCAGGAAGGCGGCCAGCAGCGGCTGCGTGTCCCGGGGCACCGAGTTGCCGTCCCGATCGCGGAACGCCTTGATGACCCTGACTTGGTTGTTCTCGAACTCGCTCATGCTTCGATCACCCCTTGGTGTTGAGATAGTTGGTCACGCGGTCGCGCACGTCTACGGCGACGCGCCGCCACGTATGCTTGCTCAGTACCGCATTCTTGTCCTCCTCAGTCTCCTCGCCCAGCTCCTGGGCCGCGACGGTGGTTGAGTAGTGTCGGATAGCCTCCAGCACGAACGCCGTGCCGAGGCTGCCGAAGGGCGAGACGTTGATCAGGTTCAGGATGAACCCGTCGTTGGTGCGGAAGGTGGGCTTGTTGAAGCCCCGCAGCTCGAGGGGCTTCGCAGCCTCCACCCGCCGAGCGTCCGCCAGTGTAGCGTCCATAGATCTTGGAACCCTTGAATGTTGACCTGGTTGTTCTGCAGGAGCCAGAGAGCCAGCTTGGCCTCGTAGCTGTTCTCCGCGAAGTCGCAGAGGGGCGCGTGCGGCGCGTGTTGGTGCAGCCACGGCACGTTGTGCCACACGAAGGCCGGGGAGGTGCAGTGCCGCGCCAGCTCGTGGTAGAGGTCGGCCCTAGTCGCCCTTCTCGGCCACGATGTCCATCGGTGACTCTCGTCCTCCGCCGAGGTAGGTTCCGTCATAGTTGTACTTCTCCAGCTTGCCCTCGACGCGGACGGCGAAGCCGACCTGCTCGGACATCTTGACGAAGTCGCGGTTGCCGGACTTCTTCTGGTACGCCTGGAGGACCACCGCTGGGCGGCCCTCCCTCGTGACGTACTCGCGGTCGACCTCGAGCTTCACTCGGCCTGGGTCGCGCTGCGGGCCTGCGCGGCGATGTGCTGCGCCGCCTTCGCGCGCCCGATCATGTTGCCGCTGAGCGCCAGGATCTCGTCCAGCGCCGTGCGGTACGTGTCGCCGCGCTCGCGCAGCTTGGTCACGCTGCCCCGGAAGGCAGCGACCTCGGTGGTGTGCGCGTCGTTGCGCTTGCGCGCCGACTCAGCCAGCTCGCCGTACGCGCTGGTGTGCGAGCCAATCTCCCGGCGCAGACCCTTCTCGATGACCTCGAACTCCTCGCGCTGCGACGTGAGCTCGCGGCGAAGGTAGAAGGTGCGCATCGCGAAGTAGGCGGCGGCGAGGACGAGGGCGACGACGGTGATGGTGTTCGTATCCATTTCAGTGTTCTCCATTTCAGTCGAAGAGGTTGTCGATGAGCTTGGCGAGGTAGGTGGCGTCGACGCGCCCCTCCGCCTTAGACAGCTCGCTGATGAGCTGGTGCATGTAGGCCTGGTCCACGCCGAGCAGCTGCTCCCTCAGCACGGCGGGGTCGTCCAGGTTGATACCCTTGAGTTGCCAGACGATCTTCAGCATCTCGCCGGCGGTGATCCGCCAGCCGCGCGCCAGGAACTTGCGCAGCCGGAAGATGGACGCGATCGGGTACAGCGAGCCCTTGTACTTGAGGGTCTTGCTGAGCATGCACTCCATGGTCTCGGCGCTGACCGTGACCTTGCCCGTCGAGTGCTCGTAGTAGCCCATGGCGTGGGCGTAGTCGTAGTTCCGGTGGAGCTGCTCGGGCTCGCCCCAGAACCGGATCATCAGCTGCACCTGGTCGGACAGCGTGATGGCGTTCTCCGAGATGAAGACCGGCCGGTAGCGCGGCTTGGTCTTCTTGTCGCGCCCGGACATCTCCTCCCTGACGGCCTCGGCGTCCTGCGCCGGGTCGTGGGTGATGGCGTCCAGGAACTCGCCCGCCTCGTGCTCGGGCCGGCTCTCGAAGTAGTCGTAGTCGACGCTGCCGGGGGCCTCCTCGCTGACCTCACCTGCCACGCCCGCCGACTGCATCCAGATCACGATGCGGTCCTCGTCCTCGCCCAGGACGTTCTGCCGCGTGATCTCCTTGACGACCGGCGCGTACTCCTTGACCTTAGAGCGCGTCGCGACGGCCTCGTTGAACTTCCGCACGTAGTAGTTGGCGACGGCCAGGGCCGCCTCGCGCGTGCGAAAGTAGACGTCGTAGTCGTTGACCTTCTCGTCGGTCATCATCGAGGCGACGCAGCCGCCGGTCACGATGATGTCGCGCGCCATCAGGTCCCGGACCGCGGTGTCGTCGATGCTGGCCAGGAGGTTCGTCATCTTCTTGCGGATGACGCTGGCGACTGTGCTGCGCTTCATCCCAGCCATGAGGTCATGCTCTCCTTCACCTTGCGGACCGCCGTCGGGTCCGCCGAGCGCGTCTTGACCAGCGCGTCGTACGGCTGACCCTGCTCGGCCACCAGGATGTCGCCCAGGTAGATGTCGGTCGGGGCGATCTGCTTCACACGCTCGGTGACGTAGGCCACCTCCACGCCGCGCTCGAAGCGCGTCTCCATGGCGACGACCGTCACCGCGTCGGCACCACGAACAGGTTCTTGCCGCGCATGACGGTGCTCTCGCGGCTGGCCTCCTTGCACGGGCCGAGCAGCGCGCTCCGCTCGCCCGTCTCCAGCACCTCGCGCCGCCTCATCTCCGGCGTGCCGGGTCCGGTCGACATCTGGATGACGGTGTCGCCGGCCTTTATCTCAGTTCCCTCGAAGTCTTTCATGTGTCCAGTCTCTTGGTTGTAGGTTGCGGTCTGTCGGCGCTCTCGGGAGGGTCCCGGGCGCCCCTTGGTCTGGTCACTCTACTCCTCCGCCCTGCGCACCAGGGCCAGCCGCCCCGAGTACGTCATCTTGCTGATGTGTCCGGTCTCGAGCCGCGGCTTGAGCCAGACGTCGTCGCCCGCGACCCCGTGCACTTCGCGGGCCTCCAGGAGGGTGGACACGCCGTTGCCGAGCAGCTTGACCACGAGGTCACCCTGCTTCAGCTCGCGCCCGAAGAAGTCCTTGCCGTCGTTCGAGTAGTTGCGGGCCAGCGTCGGCTCGCCTGATCTGTTGCCTGCCATCAGAACGGCACGTCGTCGTCGAGGTCGTCGCGCGGCACCCAGCCGCCCGTCCTCGGCTCCTCCCGCTTGTTGTCGGGCGGTGGGCCCTCGTCCAGGAACATCGACACCACGACCTGGCCGTTCTCCATCGTGATGGGCAGGGAGTTGAAGCTCAGGTTGAAACCGCGTCCGTTGCGGTGCGGCCACGCAGAGCCGACCTTGTGCCAGTAGGTCCCGCCGTCCGACTTCTTGATCGGCGAGAACAGGTTGTACTTTTCACCGGGCATGCGCCCATCTCCTTGTCAGAGGTCCGTGGCCTCGCGGAAGCCCAGCGCTCGGGCCTGCCGGAGCTCGTCCTTCGCGCCGTGCGGGAAGTGGCGCGCCTTGAGCAGGCGACCCTTGTCGCGCGGCCAGCTGTCCCAGATGTCCTGCAGCTCCTCGTGGCTGAACTGACCGGGAGCGACGCTGATCTCGCGGCCCATGTAGGTGCCCCGGAACTTGCCGACGCTGCCGCAGGGGACGAGGCCCTCCTTGGCCGTGGAGCGCTTCGCCTGGCCCAGCGCGCCCCGCTCCTGCTCGTTCTCGTTGCGCATCCGCTCGATCAGACCGGTCAGCTCGACCTCGACGTCCTCCTCGCGCTTCAGCTTGAAGACGATGCCCTGCTTGACGGTGCCCCGGCCCTGCTTGTAGGGCGCCTCGGGGTTGTTCAGCATGACGCCCTCGTAGCCGAGCTCGAGCATGTGCGCCTCGGCCCTCAGCAGGCCGTCCATGTCGGTGGCGAGCTCGTGCGGCACGAGGTTGACGCCCTCCAGCGACGCGTCGACGCGCTCCAGCTCCTCCAGCCGACGGTGGTAGGCCTTGGCCAGCCAGTCCGGGTGGAAGTAGTCGAAGACGTGTAGAGAGAGAGCGCCGGGCTTGTTGTAAGCCATGATGTGCGACGAGGACGTGTTGTAGACGTTCGGGGCGGCGGGGTCGCCGCACACCGCCTCGCCGTCGTAGCCGTTCAGGTCGCCGAACATCTCCTGCAGCTGGTAGCTGCGCAGCGGGTCGCCCCGGCGCGACAGGCAGAGACCCTGCTGCACCATGCAGCGGATGCCGTCGATCTTCGGGCTGACGAACCAGCCGTGCTCCTTGAGCCCTCTCTCGATGCGGGGCATGTACTCGGGGTTGCCCTGGGGGCTGAACGTCGGGGCCAGCTGAGGCTTGACCAGGTCAATATCAGTCAATTCGCATCTCCCGCAGCATGTGTACGTTCTCGTGGCCGAACTCCCGCTTGGTCTGGTACAACTTCTCCTTGAACTGCGAGTACTCGGCGACATCCTGCATGACCGCCGACCGGTGGTAGGGCGTGTCGACGATCAGCACGTGGTTGTTGGTGTAGCGCGGCACGTTCCTCCCGTTGGAGAAGCTGCGCGCGCCGACGAGCGACTTGTGGGTGTCGGACGACGGCCTCGCCTCCAGCGCCTGCGCGCACGTGTCGAAGTAGCGGAACTGGTAATCGCTCGTCTCCAGGTCCCGCACCACCAGGACGTACTTGCTCATACGAACTCCACCGAGACGTTGATCTTGAGGCCGAGCACCTCGGCCATCGCCTGCAGCACCTCCTTGTCGGGCTGGGCGGCCACGCTGGAGTAGCCGGTCATGTACTTGTCGCGGAACTCCTTGAGCCGCTTCATAACCTCGTCGTATTCCATTTGGATTCCTCCGTTAAAAAGAGGGGAGCCCTTGAGCTCCCCTCGCGTCGTCAGCGCCGCATGGCGGCGTAGAAGTGCTTCAGCAGGGTCTCGGCGTCGAAGTTGTCGAGCGCCAGCACGGCGTCGACGCTCACGGGCCTGCCGTCGATGCGCAGCACGCGGTGCAGCAGGAACGCCTTCTGGTAGCGCTCCGGCTCGCGGCTGCTGTCCAGGACGTCCTGGTAGCTGGCACGGTACGCGATGGCCTCGCGACCGTCCTTGAGGTACATGGCGAAGCACGCCGAGCGCAGGTCAGCGTCGGGTTTGAACATCGACATCAGGGAACGTCGCGGCTTGGGCCCAGGCAGCATGAGGATGGGCCGGTCCCTCACTTCGCGTAGCCGCCCCAGACGGTTCCCCAGCTGCCTTGCGAGGCAGCCTTCGCATACGACGTGGCGCGCGTCTCGAAGAAGTTCTCGTGGTTCTGCGCCGAGACCATCTGGTCGAACCACGGGAGCGGGTCCCGCAGGTTGTTCGGGTAGATCGGCGCCAGGCCCATCATGGCCAAACGACGGTTCACCGTGTAGCGGATGAAGCGCTTCAGCTCCCGCTTGTCCAGGCCACGGATCGTGTCGCGGCCCTGGTAGTTGTACTCGATGAAGTCCATCTCCATGTTCGCCATCAGCTCGGCCGTGGCGCGGATCTCGGACTGTGCTTCTCGTGTCCAAAGCTCTGGTTTCTCTTTCTTGATCTCTTCGAGTAGGTACATCAGGCCTTCGACGTGCTTCTGCTCGTCGAGCACCGACCAGGATACGATCTGGCCCATGCCCTTCATCAGGCCGTTCTTCGGGTAGTTCATCAGCATCACGAAGCTGGAGAACAGGAACATGCCCTCCGTGAACGCCGAGATGCCGGCGATCTGCAGGGGCAGCTGCTCCTGGTCCTTGTGGCTGTTCACGATGTTGTCGAAGAAGTCGTGCTTCGCCTTCATCACCGGGATCTTCATGAACTCCTCGTAGAAGGAGTCCGCCTTCCCGAGCGACTCGTTCAGGTAGCTGTAGGCGTCGATGTGCACCGCCTCGCGGGCGGCGTACGACAGCAGCATCATCCTGATCTCGGGGTGCTGGAAGTGGGGCAGGTAGTCCTTGACGTACCCGTCCGACACGTCGACGTCGCCCTGCGTGAATAGCAGGAAGACGCCGTCCAGGAAGTCGCGGTCGTACTGGTCGAGCTTGATCCGCCAGTCTCGGATGTCGTCGTGTAGCTTCACCTCGCGCGGGAGCCAGTGCATCTGCTCGTGCTCGAGCCACAGCTCGTACGCGCGGGGGTACCGGAACGGCTTGTAGGTCTTCCGCTCCTTGAAGATGTCCATCGTCATTCTATTGTCAGCCCTCGCATGCCAGGCAGGTGGACTCGTCGACCGAGCGCTTGAACTCGACCGGGGCGGCCCGGTGCCGCGTCGTCCCCTCGCCGTGGTAGATCTTGTCGGATCGGCAGTAGTAGAGCGTCTTCAGCCGCTTCTGCCAGGCGGTGAAGTGCACGTGGTGCATGTAGTCGATCGAGGCGTCGGCCGTGAAGAACAGGTTGAGCGATTGCGCCTGGTCGATGTACTGCTGGCGCTCGTAGGCGTGCTCGACGACCCAGAGCTGGTCGACCTCGGTCGCGGTCTTGAACACCAGCTTCTCGTAGTCGGTCAGGCAGGTCAGGTGCTGGCAGCTGCCGGCCGCCTTCACCACGCCGTGCCACGCGTCGTCGTACTCCTCACCCTGCAGCCGGTCGCGCAGCAGCCGGTCGAGGTACTTGTTCTTGTGCAGGTGCGAGCCGGACAGGGTGTCCTGCCGGTACGCGTTGGCGCGGTACAGCTCGATGGAGGCCGACGTGTTGCCCATCAGGATGCTGGTGGACGCGTTCGGCGCGATCGCCATCTTGCAGCTGAACCTCTCCATGAGCCCGACGGTCGCCGCGTCGGGGCAGGGGCCGCGCTCCTCCGCCAGCTCGCGGCTGGCCCGGTCCAGGTAGGTCCGGAGCTGCGAGAAGATCTGGTGGTTGAGGCTGGTCGCCAGGGCGCCCTCGAAGGGGATGCCCTTGCTCTGGAGCAGCGCGTGGAAGCCCAGCGCCCCCACGCCGATGGCGCGCTCCCGCATGGCCGAGAACTTGGCGCGCGACACCGCGTCGGGCGCGTCCCGGATGAAGAGGTCGAGGGCGTTGTCGAGCATCTCCGCGATGTCGCGGACGAAGAGGTAGTTGCCCCGCCACTGGTCCCAGTACTCCAGGTTGGGCGAGGAGAGGCAGCAGACGGCCGTGCGGTCCCGGTCCGTCGGCAGGGTGATCTCGGTGCAGATGTTGCTCTGCGTCACCGAGAGGCCGAGCGCCTTCTGGTACTCGGGCATGGCCTCGTTGCTGGCGTCGATGAAGTGGATGTAGGGCTCGCCGGTGCGGATGCGGCTGTCCAGGATGGCCTCCCAGAGCTCGCGCGCCGAGACGACCTCCTTTACGACGCCCGAGTGCGGGTCGACGAGCGGCCAGCTGTCGTCCGCGTCGGCGTCCACCATGCACGCCTTGATGATCTCCATGAACGCGTCCGGCACGTTGACGCCGTGGTGCAGCTCGAGGCAGCGCTGGCTGGCGTCGCCGGTCGGCTTGCGCATGTCGATGAACTGCTTGATGTTCGGATGGCCGATCCCGAGGTAGCCGGCGAAGCTGCCGCGCCGGGTCGTGCCCTGCCGGTAGGCGAGGGACACGTTCTCGTAGGTCTTGAGGTGCGGCATCACGCCGACCGACTTGCCGTCTTCGGAGCGGATGCCGATGCCCAGGCCCACGCCGCCGCCCGCCATGGACAGGTAGCAGACCTCGGAGAGGGCGTCCACCAGCCCCTCGGCCGAGTCGTGGATGTACGTCAGGTAGCAGCTGATCGGCAGCCCCCGCCCGCCCGGCACGTAGGACAGGATGGGCGTCGAGTAGCTCAACCAATGCTGCGACGAGTAGTCGTACAGCCGCTGGGCGTGCGCCTCGTTGGAGGCCAGCGCCGCGGACACCCGCGCGAAGCGGATCTGCGGGCTGTCCTCGTCGGGCTGCAGGTAGGAGTCACGGAGACGGCGCAGGCCCATCTCGTCGAACAGCGCGTCCCGGCTGCGGTCGATGGCGATGGTGTAGTCGCCGCACTTTACTAGCTCTTTGTCCACGTAGTCTCCACTTTGCTGAAGTCCTCGACCTCGTCCTCGCCGTTCGCCAGAGCGTCCCTCTCGGGCTCCGCCCTGAGACGGCCGGTGTCGTGGTCGTAGATGGCCCCGTTGACTCGGCCCGTGAGGCCGGTCGTGCGCGCCTTGAGCACGGCCATCTTGATTGTGTTGCGCTCGACCTCGGAGGCCGCGTTGAGGTCGCGCGCGAAGGCGATGATGTCGAACGAGATCTGCTTGATCGAGCCCGAGCCCTTGATGTCGTCCATCGTGGGCAGCTTGCCCTCCTCGAAGCTCACCGCGCCCTGGCCGACCTTGCGGAGGTGCGAGATGAGGCCGATCCACACCGGGTAGCGCTTGACCAGCGAAAGCAGCTGGTTCATGATCTTGTCCTGAGCCTCGTTGCCCTGGAGCTTGTCCACGCCCTCGGACACGAGGATGGTGATGTGGTCGATCACGATGTACTTGCACCCCATCAGGCACATGTACTCGATCTTGTCGACGATGGAGGCGTCGCTGATGCTGCCCTGGTGGTCGAGCATCATGATGCGCTCTTCCTCGTCCTCCTTGCCGAAGAGCTCGTCGAAGCCTACCTCCAGCTCCTCGAACTCCATGTCGTCTTTGGCGGTGTTGCGGCTGAGCTGCATGCCGGACATGCGCTTGGCCTCCGCCTCGGGCGACTCCTCGAGCGCGCAGTAGCCGATCTTCTCGTCGGTCTGGGCCTTGATCTCGAGGATGATCTCGCGGACCAGCGTCGACTTGCCCGAGCCGGTGCCGCTCGTGAACAGCGCTATCTCGCCGGTGCGCATGCCCTTGAGGTTCTTGTTGACTCCCGCCATGCAGGCGGGGTAGGGCAGCGCGTGCACCGAGTTGAGGAGGCGCATGCGCTCCTTCAGCACGGCGCGCGAGATGATGCCGGCGGGCACGAACTTCTCGGCGTCGAAGATCGGCCGCAGGACCGCCTCCCAGCCGTCCGCCATCTGGACGGCGTTCGCGTCCTTGTGCACCGGGTGCTTCGCGATCTTGATCTTGTCGAAGCCGATGATCTTGATCGCCTTGTCGAGGGCGTCCTTGCCGGCGTCGTCGTTGTCGAACCAGAGGACGACCTCGTCGAAGGTGCGCAGCCACTCGCGCCGCTTGAGCAGCAGGCCGGTGTTGGCCGAGCTACCCATAGTGACCACCGGGTAGATGGTGCCCCACTTCTTGCGGGTGGCGTAGGCTACGGACAGCATGTCCGGCTCGCCCTCGGTCACCACCACGCGCCTGCCGCCGCCGCTGAACTTGTCGGCGCCGCACAGGTCGTCGCAGTCGCCGACGCGGTAGAACTTCTTCTCGGCGACCTTCCGCACGTTGTAGCCGTGGCCGTGCGGGTAGAAGTGCTGGTCGATCTCGCCGTCCGACCCGTACGACACGCGAACCCCGAAGAACTCGCAGATGTCCTTGGGGATGCCCCGGTCCCTGAGCCCCCGTATCGGGAGCTCGGCCGCCCTCTCGACGGTCATCTGGGGCTGGAACTCGTCCTCGTCGTCCACGTCGCTCACTCGAGTCTTTCTCCGCACGTCGGCTGGGTCTGCCGAGTCCACCTGGGACTTCGACCAGAACTGGTGGCAGGAGAAGCAGAAGCCGCTCCCGTCGTCGTATACTTGCATGCCGTCGCTCGACTGGCATTCCACTTGGTCTAGGCAGGGATTGTCTTTGCTGACTATCTTACCCAAGTTACTCCTCTCGGAACGACTCCCCGGCGATGACCCGCTGGAGCCTGTTCCTGTGTCTCTCCGTAACCCTCTCGTGCACGTTCCAGGAGACCTCCTCCACGCGCACGTTGTACCACGTAGGCGTGGTCGGAGCCTCCACGTGGCAGAGGCCCCACGTCTCCGCGTAGCTCACCGCCCCGCGGGCCTTGTACTGCTCGAGCACGATGAACTCGAACTCGGCTATCGGCCGCTCCTTGAGCATGGCCTTGAGCGTGCCGGAGGACGACTTGTACGTCTTCCAGTCCGACTCCTGGCCGGCGGAGCCCCTGGCCGCGCTCCTGTAGAACTTCTTGCCCATGTAGAACCGGCCCAGGTACGGGTCGCGGATCACGTAGACGAAGCCCGAGTGCGGCCGGAGGCCCATCTGCTCCGGGAAGCGCCAGTGGCCGTTAGGTAGCGTGTGGGCCGCGGCGGCCCTTTTGATCGCGCTGACGTCCCCCACCATGCTCTCGGGGATGTCGATGTCCATTCCGCCCATTGTTCCACCTGTCGACGAGCCGAGCCTCCGCCTGGAGCAGCTCCTCGGTGGTCCAGCTGGTGTGCAGCTCGAGGCCGAACATCAGCAGCCCGCAGGGGTTGCAGCAGATCCAGGGGACGCCGGTGCTCTCATTGTGTCCGGTCGTCGGGTGTTCGCCGCAGTAGCGGCAGGATGCAAGCTTTGTCACGCGGTCAACTCCTGTACAATGGGCCAGTCCGACAGGTCGAACCAATCGTTCTCATGTCTCTGGATATGGATAAGCTTGCCGTTGGCCAGTAGGAAGTTCATCCAGTTGTCCCCGTAGGCGCGTATGTACGCGTCCACGACGGCCTCCTGGTACTGCTCGTGGGTCGTCAGACCGTCCAGCAGCTTGTCCGTCTTCTTCGGCCCCAGCCCCGGCACGCCGGGTATGTTGTCGATGCCGTCGCCCATGATCAGCTGCTTGTAGTACAGGGCGTCCGCCATCTCTTGTGTCACATCGGTGAACTCCTCCTTCTTCAGGTTGTAGTGCTTGCCGACGATGCAGAGCAGGTCCTTGTCGATCGAGGCGACGATGTAGTCCTGGTCCGCCGCGCGGCACTCCTCCGCCCAGATGCGCAGCATGTCGTCGGCCTCGCGCCCGGTGGACGGGACGGCGAGGTCCTCGCGGACGGCGAGCTGGCGGATAACGGGGACGAACCTCGACATCTCGCTCGGCTTGCTGCCCTGCCGGCCCTGGTGCATCTTGTAGAACTGGTGGATCTTCGGCCGGTAGTTGCCCGGCCCCTGGACGGCCATCATGAAGTCGTCGCAGTACAGTGTTTCGACCAGCTCCCTCACCCTGCGCTGGAACCTCGCCCAGCTGTCCTGCAGGTACTTCGCATCCTCCTCTTTGGTGTAGGTCTTGAGCACGGGCTTCGCGTTGCCGGTCTCGGGGTCCACCTCGAACACCCGCTCCCCGCGCTCGTTCACGTTGAACTCCCACCTCGGCTCGAACGAGTGGTAGCACACCACGTCGCCGTCGATGAGCGCCATCCGCTTGCAGGTCAAGTCGGGCAGTCCGGGTCGCTAGGCCCGCCCCCGCTCACGTGGTACAGCAGCATCGCCGTCAGTGCGAAGGCGATGAGCACCAGCCAGACGAAATCTGGATCAGGCTTCATAGGATCACCTCTATCTTTCTCATGCCGAGGCGCGCGGCGACGTGCTGCACCTCGGCGATGTTCTCCATCGTTCTGTAGTCGTTGACGTAGAATACCCTCGCGCCCGCGTGCCCGTGCAGCTGACACGGCTTGTGCACGTGGCGGGCGTCGTTGGGCGACATGTCGAAGGTGCGCAGGAAGGCCTGGAACACGTGACGGTTGCGCGCCACCACGAAGAACAGCTCAGTGGACATCGTACCAGTTCCTTCCCAGCTTCGCCTCGCCGCCGTCCATGATCTCAACCCCGAACATCGCGGGGCCGTCCTTGAACGCCTGCCTACCGATCTTCCCCGCTTCCAGCGCGTGCTCGTCGGGCACTAGGAAGTCGAGCTCGTCGTGCATGAACACAGCGGGCACGAAGGGGATACCCGCCTCCTCGAGCCGCTGCATGGTGAGCAGGCAGGCCGCGGAGCAGGTGATCTTCTCGGTGGACTGCAGCAGGTACACCAGCAGCTTGTGGAAACTGTCGACGTACACGCGGTTGCCCGCGAGGGAGGGGATCCACCCCTCGCCGTACTTCTTGGAGGCGCCGAACAGGTTGTCGAGCTTCTTGATGAGCTTCTCGAACCCAGGCACCGCCTTCGTGAAGCCGGCCTTCAGCTTGTTACCCTTCTCCTTGTTCTGCGTGCCGAAGATGTAGAACCACATCTTGCCGCCCGACGCGCCGAACAGGAACGCGTAGAGGATGCGCTTGGCCGCGGCTCGCTTGACGGCCGCCAGCGCCTTGAGGGCGCCCTCGCACATCGTGGCCAGGTACGCGGCCTTCGAGCCGTGCTCCCGCCACGCCTCCTCCTTCACCTGCGCCTTGTCGGTCTTGATGATGAAGTCGTTCCAGCTGACGCCCATGCCCGCCAGCACCTTGTCGAGGAGCTGGGCGTTGTAGGTGTGGATGTCGCCGTTGATCAGCGTGTCGGTGAAGGTGGCGTCGCCGAGGAAGTGGGCCAGGCCGCGCGCCTGGTTGGACGCGGAGTCGCAGCCCACGAGGGTCCACCCCGGCATCGACCCGAAGAGCTCGCGCATCTCGCGCCCGTAGCGCGCGTCGGCGGACGGGATGTTCACGATGACCTTGTGGGTCGCGCGCATGCTCGGGGTGCCGATCGTCTTGCAGTAGCCGTGCACCATCCCCTTGTCGTCGGTGTTCTCGAGGAACCCCTTGAGGATGCCGGCGCGCGACACGGCGGTCAGGTACTCCATGTACAGCTTGCCGTCGCCGCCCAGGAACTCCAGGGAGTCCTCGGTGATCTTCGGGCTGGTCTGAACCTTCCTGCCTACCTCGGGGTCCCACTTCGAGTTGTACTCGGTGGGCTCCCAGCCGTTCCGGGTGAGGAACAGCTTCACGTCCGTGTTGGACGAGAGCTTGAGCGGCTCGATCTCCACCCGGCAGTACGGGCCGGCGATCGGGCGCTCCTCCAGGCCGGCGAAGGGGTCCACGCCGAACCACGCCGCGGTGTGCGTGTGGTAGCGCCCGTCCTTGACCCACTTCGGGGACTTGACGTCGACGACCCCCTTGTTCTTGTCCACGGCCACCGCCTTGAAGCCCAGCTTGTGCTCGAGCTCGGCGGTGATCTTCTCCAGCTCGGCCTCGAGCGTCTTCTGCAGCTTGAGGGCCTTCTCGGTGTCGAAGGGCCAGCCGTGGGCGCTCGCGATGGAGCACCACCTGGACACCGCGTGCTCGCACTGCATGTACAGCTTGATCAGCGGGTTTTTCTGGATGGCCTCGACGAACTCGGCCTTGAGCTCGCGGTAGACGACCACGTTCACGCGGACGTCCTGCAAGCAGTAGACCTTCATCTCCTCCGAGTACTGGGACCAGTCGTGGAAGTCCCCCTTCGGGAACTTGAGGTGCTGGCCCCACGCCTCCAGGCCGTGGCCCTGGTCGCCGAAGCGCCGGTAGTTGAGGACGCGCGACATGACGACCGTGTCGTGCAGCGTGCAGCCGGCCGGGGGCTTCCAGCCGAACAGCTTGAGCAGCACGAACAGGTCGTAGTCGATGATGTTGTGGCCGACGAGCAGGGTCGCGTCGGCGAAGGCGTCCATCCAGCCGAGGTCGCCCTCCAGCCAGTAGTGCATGGTCTCGGTGTCGAGGTTCCACGCAGCCAGGATATACATCCTGTTCACCGCTTGGTGCAGGCCGTTGGTTTCAATATCAAAAACCCAGCGGCTCAAGGGTTACTCCTGGATGACCGCCTGGATCCAAGCGTCGCGCTCGGTCTGGTCCACCTCGGCCACGCCGAGGCCTAGCTTGACGGCAGCCGCCTGAGCGCTCTCCTTGGTGTCGAAGAAGGCCGTGCCGTTCGGGGCTGTACCGACGACGGTACCCCAGTGATTCTCCGCGGTCGGGTTCTGGATGACGAGATACTTGATCTGCATTTAGTCCTCCTTGTCGAAGAAGCTGTAGCCCGGGAAGAGGCCCTGCACGCGAGCGACCTCCTCCTCGGTGACGTCGCCCGTGTCCAGCATCTCGTGCAGGGTCAGCGACGACAGCTCGCCGTAGTTGTCCATCGCCAGCGTGACGACGTGCAGCAGCAGCTCGGCGTCGGTCAAGCGACCTGCTCCACGTAGGTGCCGGCGAGGATCGCGTCCACGTCGGTCGTGCGGATCGGGCGGTACCCGTTCTTCGCGTAGGCCGTGGCGAACTTGACGTACCAGAGGTACTTCGTCTTCTCCTGCAGCTCGTCGTCCTTCTGGCCGAGGCGCGAGGTGTAGCGGCTGGCGAGCAGCATGATGGCGTGGTAGAACGCCTTGGGGTTGGCGCGCCAGAACGGCTCCAGCTGGTTGGTCTCGAGCCACTCCAGGTCGACGCCCAGCCCCTTGAGGTAGCTCTTGTAGTGGTCGGCGTTGCCCTGGTCGTCGTAGCCGGCCTCCATGAAGGACGACTTGGCCTCGACGATCTCGGCGTCGGCGAGGGCGTAGTTCGGGGCCTGCCCGCGCCACTGGTAGTCGACGCCGGGCATCTCGACCTGGTTCTGCTCGGGCATCCAGGCCTCGCCGCGGTCCTCCTGGGCGTGGAAGCGCTGCATCGCCTCGTGCGTGCTCACGGTCGCCCGGAAGGCGTCCTCGTAGTACACGTCGTAGACGTAGCCGCCCCGGAAGTCCTCCTCGTTGTAGCCCGAGCGGTCGATCTTGATGGCGTCCTCGGGCGCGTTGACGGCCTTGCGGAACTTGTAGGTGTAGCCGGTCATGTCAGTGGTCCAGTCGTTGGAGTGCGTTAAAAAGGGCACCACCTTTCGATGATGCCCTCTCCGGATCAGAAGATCTCGTCGGCGTCGACGCCCTTGCTGAAGTCCTCCTTCTTCCCCTCGGCGGGGGCGGGGGCTCCCTCCTGGGCCTCCGCGCCGTCCTCGGCGGGCGGCTGGATGCGCACGGTGGTCGTCTTGCTGAAGTCGTCGTCGTCGTTGCGCGGCTTCGGGACGTACAGGATGTGCTTGGTGAGCTGGACGCCCATCAGCACCGACGCCTTGCCCTTCTGGCCGCTCTCGCGGTCGGTGTAGTCGTACTGGAAGATGCGCACGTTGCCGACCGAAGCGTTGCCGATCGAGTTCGGGTCGACCTTGTTCATGTCGCCGTCGATCACGTCCGGGGCCTTGCCGTCCTCGCCGTCCGCCTTGATCGACTTCTTCCGCAGGTTGGCGCGGTAGTACAGCACGGGGCCGTCGTCGTCCTCGCGCACCGGGGTCACCCGAAGGCCGTGCTCCTTCCACTCCGTGGCCTGGGCCTTGCTCTTGGTCCGAATCTGAATCTCCCAGGTCGGGTTCTTCGGATTCATCTTGGGGCTCGGCTTCGCCGGGTCCAGCTTCGCGAAGTAGATCTCGCAGTCGTTCAGAATAGCCATTCTATATGTCCGTCGTCAGATGTTTCTGGGAGCACCCTTTCAGGGTTAATCTAACGGGCTCAGTGAACCCGAATTTCGCCTAGTCGTGGGTGCGCGCGGGCGCCTTGGCTAGCGACACCCGCGCGTGTCCGGTCAGGCCAGCTCGCGCTCGACCACGCCCTTGTCGAGGTAGTCTCGCTCGGCCTGCGTCAGGTCGGGCAGCATGTGCCACTGCAGCCCGTTCTCGACGTACCCCTCGTAGTCCTCGGCAGTCATCGGCACCAGCCGCTCGTGCTGCTTGCCCGACAGCGGCGAGACGCGCTTGACCGCCGCCAGCGGGCCGCGCAGGGAGCGGACGATCTGGCCGTCCTCGTTCTCGGCCTCGATCGCCGCGCGGACGTTCGGGACTTGGTCGGCGACCTCTCGGGGGACGAAGAAGGCGTCTCCGCCCGCGTTGTTGGTGGCGAGGAACAGCATCGCGTACCGGCCCGAGGGCAGGTAGTGAGCCGAGTCGTAGCCGGGTACGGACACGAGCGGGTTCGTGCGGAGGCCGCCGTCGAACTTCGCCGTGCCCTCGACCTTGAGCAGGTCGTCCCGCTCCTCGACGAGGTGGACGTCCCCGCCCAGCACGTCGGAGAAGTCGTTGTGGACGTCGTTCTCCATCGCGCCGACCATCTCGGCCGCGATCTCGTACAGCCCGACCGAGTGCAGCTGGTTCACGTTCTTGTAGGTCTTCATGTAGCCTCCTTAGGGTTGTGTCAGACGAAGCAGTACTCGGAGTCCAGCACGAGCGACAGGTCGAGGTTGCCGAACTCGACCTCGCTGATGTCGCCCCTGATGTCCTCCATGATGTCGCCGAGCGGCTCCGCGTAGTGCAGCTCGACGAAGGTCTCCCGGATTAGCCTGAACAGCTCCGGCATGTCGCACAGGTGACAGCCGAAGGAGTCGTGGATCGTGGTCACCGGGAAGCTGGCCCTGCTGGCGGTGATCGCGAGGTGGGCGGCGTCGAGCGAGTGGATGGCGTTGGGCGACGCGCCCGACACCTGCTTGCCCTTCGACGGCACCTGGTCCTCGATGAAGCAGACCGCCAGCTGGATGGTGTTGACGTAGTAGCCGGTGGACAGCCGCTCGCCCTTCGGGGGCCCGTACTGCACCCAGATCTTCTTGACCCGGCCCTCGGTGTAGTACTGGACCACCGGGAACTTGGTTACGGGCACGGTCCAGCTCAGGAACTCGCCCGCCTCCTCGGCGGCCCTGCCGGCGTTCTCGAAGACCGACAGCAGCTGCATGGGGCGCCTGAGCGACACGCGGCAGTCGTCGAAGACCACCCTGCCCAGGTAGGAGCCCCACTTGTGCTCCATGTACAGCAGCTCGTCGATGCCGTGCTTCTTCGAGTCGTCAATCTGCTGCTGCCCCAGGCCATACGGGGTGCCGCCGTACGGGAGGGTCATCACGTTGCGCTTCACGATCTTGCGGCGCTGCTTGGCGTCGGTGATCCTCAGCCAGTAGACGGGGCTGGAGAGGTCGGCCACCCGCGGGTTCTTGAGCTTGAAGTCCCTGATCTCCTCGACGAGCAGCTTGCGCTGGTCGCTCTTCGGCTCGGACAGGTTGATCGCCTTCTTGAACTCGGTGAGGGTGTCGATGAAGCGCTCGCAGGCCTCGCGGTCGGACGGAGGGTACGCGTCCACCTCGAGCTTGATGCGAGCCCACACGTGGTCGGCGACGTACTTGTAGAGGTCGCCCGGCAGGTCCTGCGGCACCAGGTTCACGTGCGGGGCCGTCTCCTCGTCGCGGGTGAGGGCGGCGAGGTGCTGGGAGCCGTTGTTGGAGCCGTCGATGTAGCACTCCAGCCCGGACTCGTAGTTGTAGTTCTCCCAGCCGTTGCGAGACTGCCACACCCGGAGATGCATCAGCTCGACGCAGGCGGCCAGGAACTGCCAGGGCTTGTCGGCGTGCATCCAGCCCTGGTTCACCTTCGGGGACTCCGCGTACGACAGCAGGATCTCCTCGTTGTCCAGGCACCAGTCGTACCTGTCCTTCAAGGGGATCTTGTCGGTCTTCAGCTTGTCGTCGCGCCCCGCGTCGCCCGCCCAGTTGCTGGCGATGGAGACCAGCAGCCAGAAGAAGCCCTCGGTGCCGATGGGCTTGCGCTCGGCGCGGTACAGGAGGCCGCGGGCGAGGTCGGAGCCCTGCTCGTGCAGGTACGCCGTCGTCGGGTACTTGCGCCCGCGGAAGTCGTAGTAGTACAGGTGGTAGAACGTCTTGCCGAGGAAGCGACGGGCCACGTCGCCGATGGCCTTCGCCTCCCTCATCTTGGTCGCGCGCGACTCCGGGTTGTGCTGCTCCCAGATGTCGCTGAACGCCTCCGTCTTGTTGCGGAGCGCCCAGAGGTGCGTCCGGTACACGTCCTCGTTGACGCGCCAGCCCACCTCCTGCGAGCGGTTCAGACAGTCGAACAGCACCGGGTGCGTCTCCGGGGAGATCGCGTCCAGCACGTCCTTGCTGCCCGTCTTCACCATCTGCTGCCCGGTCGCGTGCCGGGTACCCTGCCAAGCGTCATAGGGCTGCTCGGCCGGCAGCTTCTCCACGGCGCTAGAGCCCACGTCGGACCACATCTCGCAGATGGCGTCGTCGTCGAGCACCTCGACTATGTAGGCCGCGTGGCCCTTGTGGCCCTGCCCCTTCTTCACCCTGAGCATCATCAGCTGCTCGAAGTTCCAGAGCAGGAAGCCGCCCGTCTTTGCGGCCATGCCCGAGTCCCTGCGGAGCTTGAGCTTCGACCGCACTCCGTGGCCGATGGCCGCCACCAGCTCGGCCATGTAGATGCTCTGCGCGCCGTTGCCCTTCTTGACGCGCGTGTACAGGTAGACGACGGAGACCACCGTGTCGAGGTAAGCCTCGACGGGGTAGTCCTTCAGGTACTTCAGTGGGTTACGTACGTTGACCTCTTCCTCGAGGCGCCTCTCGACGAGGCTCTTGAGTTTGGCTTTCATCTTACCTCGATACAACGTGTAGGGCGAGGGCGAGCGCGAAGAACGAGCCCACGATCACCGCGAACTTGGCGGCCAGTGCGAACACTACGAAGAATAGGAAGCACTTGCCAATCATGTACGACGGTGTCATGGTCTTCGATCTCACGCTCGTTCCTCTTTCTGTTCGTGCTTTTCTGTCACATTCCGGTCATGGCCATGATGGCCGCAGCCGCGAGCGCCCCCGCCAGCAGGGGGAGCGCGTAGAGCACTTGCATCTCGAGGTCGTGTCTAGATCGCTTAGGAATAGATGTCGTTGACGCTGCAGAAGTGGATGACCGCCATCGCCAGGGCGAACCCCGGAGAGCCCGAGCGGCCCGTGGTCTCGTACGCCACGTCGGGATGCTTGACGGTCGCCTGCGCGCCGAAGTAGTCGGGCGAGACCTGGCCCGAGCCGACCTCCCAGGTCGCGAGCCTGCCGTTCACGACGGGCACCAGCCGGACGGACTCGTCCAGCCCTCCGCCGTAGTCGGGCAGTATCAGGGACTTGAGGCCGGGTCGCCAGCCGTGTATCAGCTCGCACATGGGCCAGGGGTCCTCGCCCGGCGCCCAGTTCTTGAGCTTCTCTAGGATGACCGCGACGTCAGCCATCGATGAGCTCCGAGGGCTGGAAGCTGCGGGCCATGTCGCCGGTCTTGTGGCCGCCCTTCGGCTTCGCGCCGCCGTAGTCGAAGCCTTGGTAGCCCTCTTCGCCGGAGCCGAGCGGGGTCATCTGCTGCGCCTGCGTGCCTTTTGTCCAGCTCTTACGCATCTTCATCTCCGTTAAAAAATTAGGTGGGAGACCAGTTTAGAGCCTGGTCAGGGCTGTGGCCGTAAAAATATTAGGTAGGCGGGCAGTTTTAAGACTTGCCCGGGTCTCTCGTGCTGTTGACGAAGGCGCAGACCGCGAATACCACGGCCAGCACCTTGAACACGGCGAACGTGCCGCCGGTGAGCTTGTAGACCCCCATGAGGGGGATCTTGAACATCAAGAACCCGAGCAGGAGCGCTCCGCTGAGTTTGACCCCAGTCGCGAGCGCCCCGGCTGCAGACCGCATCAGCGGTCCACGGTCCAGCGCGGGTCGCCGTTGCGCTTGAACGACGCCGACGAGTGATCGAGGTTCTTGCTGGCGCGGTTCATGAGACCCATGGCCGAGATCCAGCCGAAGATCGAGAACAGACCCCAGACGATCAGCACGATCGCCGCGAGGACGATGGAGTACTGGACGAGCTTGATGCTTGCGAAGAAACCGAGACCGAACATAACTAATCTCCCACTTGAGTTTCAGGTGATACCTAGGAGGATATCATATAAGATACCCGCTTTTCCGCGTCCTCAGCCGCGGCGGTTGCCGTTGCCGAACAGGACCGTGGCCGCCATCACGAACATCTTGATGATGCCCATGAAGCAGTAGGTGACGATCGTGAAGAAACCGAGTACGAGCGCTTCCATTTCAATTCTCCGGTTAGGGACTCTTTGATACCTAGGAGGATATCATATAAGATGGCAGCTTTTCCGCGCGCTAGGTGATGCCCTCGATGCGCAGCATGGCGAACTCCCGGACCTCCCGCCTGTCGAAGCAGTAGGCCTGGAGCAGCCACTGGGGCTCGGGGTAGTACTCCGAGGTGCCGAAGCGTAGGCCCATGGGCAGGACCTGCCGGCGCTCCTCGTCGTCGCGGTGGTTCTTGTACCAGAACTCCAGTATGTGCGCGCTGTCGCTCACTTCTTCCTCCTCTTGAGCAGGCCCAGGAAGCCGGTCGCACGCTTGACGTCGCGGCTCAGCTTCCTCTTGGCGGCCAGCTTGTTGCACTTCTTCGGGGTGGGCGGCTTCTGCCACCTTGCGCCGGCCACCTAGTCGGAGCTCCCGTCGGGCGCGTCCGTGCCCTCGGAGGCGGCGTCGTCGCTCTGCTGCTTGGCCTCGCCTCCCTCGTGGTCCCCCTGATTTCGATCGATGAAGCTCTTCATGTAGTCCTCCGCTTGGCGATAGGTTTGAAAGATGGTGACGGCGTGGAGGTGCTCCCGACCGTCGGCGTCTCGGAAGGTGAACTGCCAGCCGTGGCGGGTGGACCATCGGCAGACCTCGTCTCCCCGGAAGGGGCGCTCGAGCTTGCCGAACAGGTCGCCCTCCATGCGCAGCTTGCGGCCCTCCCACCACGCCCTCGTGAGGGGCGTCAGGGTGTGCAGGAGGCTGAGGCCCTCCAGGCGGGCGGCCATCTCCTCGGCGTGGCCGATCACTCGCCGAGCCTGTGCGGCAGGCCGAGCTTCTCGCTGGTCTCGTTGAACTTGTCGCGCACGGCGACGTCCACGTCGATGTCGAGCTGGTTGCAGAACAGCTGCAGCGAGATCACGACGTCGCCCACCTCCTTGGCGATCGCCCGCTTGCACTGGAGCTCGGTGAGGTTGCGCTTGTCGTCGAAGCCGGCCCGCAGGCGGTTGAGCTTCTTCAGCGCGTCGAGCAGCTCGCCGGCCTCGCCGCCGAACTCGACGGCCCAGTCGGAGAGCGACCAGAGCGAGGTGTCGCCGATCGCCTCGGCGCGCTCGTGGGAGACGCGGCGTAGCTCGTCGAAGGTGATGACGCTCATATGCCGAGCCCCCTCAGCTGGCGGAGCCGGCGCTTGACGTAGTCCTCGTCCGGCTTGCTGTACAGGCCGTCGAGCGAGGGCTCCTGCCTGCCGTCGCCGGCCCGGAAGGCGGAGGTCGGCCCGTCGACCTTGTCCTCGAACTGGGCCAGCAGCAGGACCGTCAGCGGGTCCGCGATGCTGATGGTGTGCAGGCCCGCGGCCTCGGAGAAGTAGCCGGTCGAGGGGACGAAGGTCTTGGTGCCCAGGTGCTGCAGCCGGGTCTCGCACTCCCAGGCGAAGCCGTCCCCGCCGTTCAGCGGGGTCTCGTAGGAGAAGCGCTGGTACACCTCGCCGACAGAGCTCTCCCGGAACTCGCGGTTCATCACGGAGCCGCACAGCACCGTGGTGTAGAAGTCGTAGCGGTGGTCGTGCGGCACAACGGCCTCGGGGGCGCGGGAGACGTCGCCCTCGAAGAAGTACGCCTTGAGCGTGAGCTGCGGGCGGCGCAGGAGGCAGACGTAGTCCAGCCCCTTGCAGTGGAAGTCGCGGAACGAGTTCGCGGCGATCTCCTCGATGTTGTCGAACTTCATGGCTCAGGTCCTCAGGTTGTAGACGATTACGGAGAAGGCGAAGTAGGCGGGCACGAGCAGCAGGAGCAGCAGGCACACGCGGGTGGCGGCGCGGATCACGGGAAGAGGTCCGCGGCGCTGACCTTCTCGCGCGCGGGCGCGGGGGTCGGGGCGGGGGCCTGGTCGGCCGGGACCGACTGGATCTCGTCCTCCTTGTTCAGCGCGTCGAAGACGGCCGCGCGGGCCATGAAGACGGCGTCCCAGATGTGGACCCCGCCCCCGACGGCGGTGCCCTTGGGGTGGACCATCTCGACGCGGTACGAGCCGATCGAGCTGTCGAAGTTGGGCGGCAGCACGGTGATCTTCATCTCGAAGGCGCCGGTGGCCTGCAGGAGCTTGACCAGCGCCTTGTCCATGGCGTTGAGCTCCTCCCGCGACTGCGGCAGCCCGGCCTCGGCGAACTCCCTGCGCTCCCTGCGCATCTCAGAGTGGGCGACCCTGCGCTCGCGCTGGGACGGCCCCTTGTAGTCGGTCATGTCCGGTCTCCGGTTAAGAAATTAGGTGGGCGGGCCCTTTAACGCCTTGCCCAGGGCGGTCGGTCACAGGTTCGTACGGAACGAGAACTCGTTGACCAGCTGGTGGTCGAGGAAGAGGCGGACGCGCTTGGCGTTCGTCTCGCAGTTGATCGCGTTCCGGTAGGTGCGGCGCAGCCCGTCCTGGTCGGTGCTGGCCTCGTAGGTGGTGAACTCGGGGTACTCGTACTCGATCCAGCTACCCTGCGCCTTGGCGGCGAAGCACTCGCTGGTGTCGGCGAGGGTGTTGGCGGCGGCGTCGAGGCGGCCTGCGATTGCGTCCAGCACGCGGACGGCGACTTCGTAGAACTTCTGCATGGCGTTTACCTTCTCGATAAGAGTGGGATGGGATCGAACAGGGCGCGGCACACCGCGACGCCCTCCAGGGCGAAGCCGGCGTCCAGTCTCGCCTTCGTGTCCTCGACGATGTGCTGCTCGACCAACGCGTCCAGCACACCCTCGTTCTCGGAGTAGTTCTTGATCAGCACGAAGCCGGGCGGGGGCTTGTAGCCCATCGCCACGGTCAGCGTAAGGGACGGCTCGCCGAAGCGGGTCGCCACCCAGGCGTCGGAGCCGTTCGGGTACCGGCCCTTCCGGACCAGCAGGTCCTCGCCCCTCCAGAGGAACCTCACATCGGGCTCCGCAGGATGAGGTCGCAGAACGCCTCGACGGCGGCCCTCTCGGACTCGATCCGCCTGTACTCGAGCACGGCGGCTCGGACGACGATCGGCTCGCTGACCTCGAGCAGCACGACGATGGCCATCTCCAGGTCCTCGTCGGTCGGCTCGCGGCCGTCGGTGATGGCGATGCGGAGCATCTTGAGCTCCACCTTCAGGAACATGATGTAGTCCACTTGGCTTCTCCTCGTCAGCGGATGAACTGGGCGATGACCTCGCCCGTGTGGGAGTCGAACACGCGGGCCGACCGGATGGTCACGGGGTGGCCGGTGAAGGCCGCCCTGTGGTTGAGCTCCGCGGCGCGGCGGCTGTCGGTCCTGAACGCGTACGGGAAGTCGCACTCGAACCAGAGGGTGAGGCAGAGGTAGCGGCCCTCGGTGAGGCCGACCTGGACTGGCGCTTCGAGCATGGAGAGTCTCCTGCGAAATAAAGGCGCCCCGGAGGACGCTTAGGTTGTTACGAGAGGGCCTGGGAGAGCTGAGACAGCCTCATGGCCATCTTGCCGAGCGCGGGGCTCTCCAGGGCGGCGGCGGCCTTGGCCAGCCGGGTTGACGCCTTGCGGGAGGCATCCGAGAGTTGCTTGAACATTGTCTTCTCCTAGAAGTGATACTCGCCGGTGTCCTCCATGGCCTCGGCGATGAGCTTGTAGAGGTTGCCCACGGCGTAGGCCATGGTCTCCTCGCCGGGGTCGTCCTCGCCGATCTCCTTGAACAGCGCGACCGCGGCGTGTACGGCCTCGTGGGCCACCGTGGCCTGCAGGCGCAGCCCTCGGCGCTCGGGGTTGATGTAGACGACGAGGAACTCGTTGTCCACCAGCTTGCTCCACACGCAGCCGCTGGGGTTCCCCTCGATCGGGGCCTTCCCGTACGCCTTGAGGAACTTGTTCGCCTCGTCCACGCTGTAGAACAGCTTGAGCTCTGTGTTGTCGACGGACAGCAGGTTGATACTCATTGAGCACCTCAAATAAAGGGGAGACCTCCGAAGAGACCTCCCAGGTGGATATCATATAAGATGCTCGGTTTTGCGCGTCCGTTACGCCTCGTTCTGCGAGAGCGCCCCGCTGCCCTGCACGAGGTAGCGTCGGGCCGACGCGGGCAGCGCCGTCTTGAACGCGGGCCGGCGGGCCCGGTACAGCCGGTTCTTGGCGATCCGCGTCACGCAGACCTTGTCCGACTGGTTGCCCCCCAGCACGTGGTACGCCGTGGCGTCCTCCGCGATGTAGAAGCCGACGTGACCACCCCCTTCCCGCTTGAACGTGAGCACGTCGCCGAGGACGGGCTCCTTCACTGGTGTTCCGACGTTGCCCCAGTTCAGGGCGTAGAGCGGGCCGTACGGCACGGGCTTCCCCGCGCGCTGGCTCACGACGGCGGCGAACAGGCCGCACCAGGGCACGTCGTCCCCGGTGTACCTGTAGCCTAGCTTGGGCACGCCCACCTCGTCCGCCCAGCCCATGATCACCTTGTTGGAGGCTTTGCCGGGCGTCTCGACGGTGCCGAGCAGCTCCAGGCCTCGCTGGATGGTCAGGGGTAGGACGCCCACGGTGGCGAGCCACTCGTATCCCTTGGGCACGTTCACTTGCGGAGCCTCTTCTCGGCCAGCCGCTCCAGGGCCGACACGGCCTCGTGGGTGGCGGCGGTGACGGCCACGTTGACCGTCGGGTTGCCCCTCGCGATCTTGTCCGCGATCGCGGTGGCGGCGGCCTGGGTGCCCGCCTCGATGACCACGGTGGCGGGCTTCGCCCTCGGGTCCACCTTCTGCTGGACCTTGTACAGCTCGTACAGGCCCACCAGCATCTTCAGGATCTTCATCACTTCAGCTCTCCATTCTTGGCGGTGGCGATCAGTATCTCCTCCTGGTTGTGTGCCGACTTGCTCGACCCGAAGTAGAAGTTCAGGACGCTCGTCACTACCGTGCCCAGCAGGAAGCCTAGCACCGTGTCGGCGAAGCGTACGTTCTCCTTCGGAACGTCGAAGAAGGTGATGGCGGTGATGTAGCTGGCCGCAAACGCGCTCCAGCTGCCGCCGAGCCAGTACATGAACCGGCCCGCCCGCCTCTGCGACTGGGTGGGGATCTCCACACCACCCGTGTCCTCTTCCATCTCATCTCATCCCTTAGGGGAGGGTCTCTCTTAGGGTCTACCCCTCTATACCAGCTCACGCTAGGGAGCCGCAGGGGAGGGCGCCTAAGGGTTAATTTAACGGGGTGGCGCGAAGCCGGCCCCGCACGCGGTCAGCCCGCGTCGGCTTCCTCGCGGGTGCGCAGGTCCGCGCCCCTAGCAGAGAGCCCCGGAGAGCGGCGCGACGCCGACCCGGCACCCTCGCACCGGGGAGCCGCCCGAGCCGCCCCTGCCTTGGCGAGCGGGTGCCAGCGGGTCCGCCGGGTGAGGCGGCGCTCCCCGCGCGTCCACCCCGCCCTCTCCAGGAGCCTTGAGAACGTCTCGGACGAAGGCAGCACGCTGCTCGTGACGACGACCTCGTAGCCCCTGGACTCCGCGAACAGGAACAGGTTCTCGTGGAACTCCACCAGCGCCCTCGCGGCGGAGAGGCCGGACAGCTCGCTGTGGTAGTACAGCTGGCTCAGCGCCTTGGTCGAAGAGTGGAACATGCCAGCCCCCTCGCCCGCCGCCAGCCACCCCACCACCGCGTCCCCGCGCTCCATCACCCTGAAGTAGGGCATGCGTGCGAAGGTCTCGAACGCCTCGGCGCACGACGCCTCCGTCACGGGGAAGTCGGGGTCGTTGTACTTCTCGAAGAGCGACCTCGACAGCCTCGAGAGGGCCGGCAGGTCGCTCCTGCGAGCCCTCCGTATGGTCACGCCTCGGTCGCGGGCGCTTCGGCGGCCTCGTCCGCGCCGACCCCGTACGAGCGCTTCACGTTCTCGAGGTCGAAGCCGAAGGCCATGCCAACAGCGCCGCGCACCCGGTTCAGCAGCTGGCACGCCGCGCTGTCCTGGCCGTTGGTGGGCACGCCCTCCGCCAGCGCGTCGAGCCGACCGGTGACGTCCTTGGCGATGGCGTCGATCGCCTCGACGAGCTCCTTCTCGGAGGCCCGGATCGCGGCGTAGAAGTTGTCGAGCTCTTCCTTGGTAGCCATTACTTGTCTCACTCTGTCTATCGTGGAGGGAGGGCGGGATTGCCCTCCCCCGAGAGGCCCCCTAGGGCTCGTAGGTGGTGATCTGCAGCTGCTCCACGACGACGTCGGCCTGGTAGGCCTTGCCGGTGACGCCCCCGTCGCTGAAGTCGTACACCCTCGCGCGCAGCTGGATCGGGTTCGTGCCGCCGGTGGTGTCGGTGAACTCGATCGTCCCGGAAGCGGACTTGCGCACGAGAGACGGCTCGCCCTCGTTGGCGACGCCGTTGTTGGCGCTCTCGTAGCGGTAGTTCCCGAGGGAGCCGGTGCCTAGCGTGGTCCAGGTGTTGTCGCTGTTCAGACGCTCCAGCAGGAAGTTGCCCCTGGTGGCGCCTCCGTCCGCGTGGTTGGACCAGCGGGTGCCCGTGAGCGAGAAGGCCAGGCTCGCCACGAAGTAGCGCGTCTTGCCGTTGGTTACGAAGGGACCCACCGCGACGGAGCTGTTGCCGTAGTCGTAGGTGGTCTTCTGGTTGCGGAGCTGGCCCTCGGCGATGCTGCCGTTGAAGAAGGCCTGACCGTCCGTGCGCAGGTAGTACACGGCCTGGGCCTCGGTGCACTCGCTGACGCTGTTCTTGACGGGCCCGTACCACTCGATGAACTGGTTGGCCGAGCCGAAGCCCGTCCCGCTCACCTTCATGTGGGTGCTCGACTTCCAGATGATGCGGCCGTTACCGCCCACCAGGTCGTTGGCGATGATCACGTTGCCGCCCTCAGCGGTGAGAGCCGGGATCACCCTGCCGTCGGCCTTGTTCTTCAGCGAGATGGTGGTCGCCGTGAGCGCCACGTTAGACGTGGGCTGCCCGGAGGCGTTGGTGGCGACGATCTCGACCGTCGCGTCCGCCCCCGGCACGGAGGCCGTCTTGCTGAAGTACGCCGTCAGCTTGCCGGTCTGGTCGGCTACGGTGCCCTCCAGCGTGCTCACCTTGGCGCTGATGCCCGACACCTTGCCCGACTCCACCTCGGCGGTGGTCGCCGGCCTGATGCCGCACTTCTGCCAGATGGTGCGCAGGAAGCCCTGGTACCCGGCGAACCCGTCCCAGCCAGCCATCATGTAGAGCTGGATCTGACCCGTGTTGTTGCCGTTGTACACCAGCTTGGTGAAGCTGTAGTTGCC